GCCGAACAGTGCGTTCAAACCTGGCTCTAGTTCTTTAACTAGTTGTGATCGTGATATTGCCATTTTTGTTCTCCTATTCTAGCTTTACGATTGTAGCTCAATTAGATTAGCAACTACTACTACTGAAGCGAAAGCTGCAGTAATATCTTCATTTTCAGGATCTTCAGCAGATCTTAAAAGTCTCCATGAAGCTGCATCTGCACTTGTGTCACCTATATCTAATGTCGCTGAAGACTTACCAGTGGTATCGCTACCAGCAGTAGTATTCATGTCATAAGTTTCTAGGAAACCAGATTGTGCTACAGCAGCATCAGTTGCTACTACGTATTGTTGTTGAGGGTTATCGAATACAAAAGCATCCGTGTCTTCACTGTTAGCTGGCGTGATTGTTGCAATGTAAGCATTCGCAAACGTCGGCTTTAAAGTTGTAGCCGCGTTGTAGAATATTCCATTCAATACGCCAAGAATCGGAGTGTCAGTTCCCTGACCTTCGACAATGTAACCAGCAGCAGAAGCAACGGCACCACCATTGTATATAGTAGTTCCATAACCAGCATCGATTTTGTATTTACCTTGCCCAGAAGTCGCTGGAGTTGATCCAAGCGTTCCTGCAGCAACTAAACCAAAACCTTGTGTGTTTCTATTTGCCATAGTTGTTTCTCCTTATGTACCTGCCCCGAAGGGCCTCCAGTACGGTTTATATAAATTCAGTGATTGAAAAATTACTTTTTCGTACCACCGAAGGTTACACGAGACTGCCTTTCAACATTGATCGGCATCCTCTTATCCTGCTCCCTCATAAGATCGTTGTTTACAGCATCGCTACGTTCTTGATGTCTATTCAACATGTAGTCGTTTCGTTGCTTAACTATCTCTTCGGGTACCTTCGCAAGGAGAAGGCCGCCTACCCCAATCACTCCCTTGTATTTGCCCTCATCGAGGACTGGATAATCGCTTGCGTTTTCGACTTCTTCGGCACGAACTAATTCATAACCTTCTCTTAATTTTCCAGTTATGTTTTTCGTATCTTGAAATCCTACGACTTCAGCTCTAATCCATCTATACCTGAATCCATCAGGCGCAGGGGGTGCATCTAGAGAAGATGGTGGAACCCACACTTTAGGTCTCTCAGATTTTGACCGTGTTTGGCTCGCACGAGAAGTATTTTTTTCGTCTTTTGTCATGTTACGCTCCTTCCGTGTTTTTTAATTGTTTTGCGTATTCTTCGAGTGGCACACCTAATTTTTTAGCTATTGCTACCTGTGATGATGTGAGTCTCACAGTTTTGCGACCAGGCTTTACGCTTCTTTGTGCTGAAGCGACCGTCTGAACGGGAGCTGTCGTATTTGTTTTAGTATTACCAAATTTATGCGGAAAGTCAACTCTAATACGTTTGTCAACTTCAGCATAATACTCGTCAGAACTAGGATCATACCCTTCTTTTTCAGTAAGATCCTTATGTATCTCAAATGCAGTGTAAGTCATTGCTCTATCAGATCCAAACCATGAGTTTTTTGAGGCCCATGCTTCAGCTCTTGGATCCGGATTAATCGGATCATCTCTTTGAGGAATGTTTACATTATTTGCTTGAGAGAGTTGTACAGGCTTCTCTTCCTGTTTTGTTTGTCTACCCTCTTTTGCAGCTTCTAATTTTGCATTCTCAAATGCGAGTTGTGCAATTCTTTTATTGGCTGCAACTTGAGCTTCTGCATTACCAGATTCAATTGCTGCAGCTAATTCTTTTTGTGCAGACTCTAAACCTGACGATATAGTTGTCTCAAATTTTTTAATGTAATCAGAATCCGTCTTCTCAAAACGTTTTTCTAATACTTGTCTTTTTTGTTCTACAGCTTGTGCATACTCAACAGCAGCTTGTTCTCTTCTCTCTGCTTCTCTCATCTTACGAGTTAATTTCGCAATACGAGCTTGTACACCTTTACTATAGTCTTCTAACTCACCATCATCTTTTTTTTCTTCTAACTTTGTTTCTCGTTCGTTTTCAAATGATTTATCTGTTCCTTGTTCTTTGTTTTCTTCCGGCTGTTCAATTACAGCTTCGTCTTTTGCTTCTTCGATATCTATTGTAGCATCAGGTCCTGATGTATCAATGGGTACCATTTTTTTATCTTCTTCTGGCATAGTTACTCCTTCCTATGTTTAGAACTCATGCAAGATGTCCTCTGGACTATCAATTGTTGCTAAAACTTCATCGTCGTTTAGCAGACGCATTTCCCCACCATCTATTTTGATTCGACTACCTGCATATCGTGCAAACATAATCCAATCTTTCTCCTTGCACCACGGACCTTCCGGATACCTCTCTTTATCCTTATAACATTGAGATCCCATGGCCATAACTAAACCAACTTGAGAAGCAACTTGTTGTTTCTCTAGTGTAGTTTCAGCTAATACTAATCCACCTTTAGTTTTTTCTTTCATCTTGAAAGGTAAAACTAAAAGTCTCCAGCCTGTTGGCTTTGGTAATTTTGGTTCTTTTTCTTTTTTCTCTGATTTTTTTACACCAATAAGATCATTGTTTGGTGTTAATATCGATGACTGTTCCTTTTCCATTTCGCTCCTTTTCTTCTAGCAGGTTAGAGATTTCCTGTAGTGTTGCCTCGTAGGCGTTTATTTGTCCTATTATATACTTATAATTTTCCATACTGTCAACCCCACCGGATGTAACTGACATGGATAAATTATCTATTCTACTTTTTAAAAATCTAAGTAGTTTGTTTACGACTGTTTCTAATTGCATTTAACATTTCCATCTTCTGCGAGCCTGTCTAAGTCTTGAATTAGGATCTTTTGCAGCCTTTGGAAATTTCTTCATTTGGCCTGCGCTTCTTGCACAGTACGACTTACGTCGATTTGCAGCTTTAGATCCTGGTTTGACTTTTCCAGTCACCGCTGTTTTTAATTTAGAACCGGGATTTGCTCTTCTGTAGGCAGCGACACCGGCTCGTGTCATACCTGCTCCAGACTTTGTAGATCTGAAATTTTTTTTATTTCTTGCGGGCATTTTATCTTGTCTTCTCATTATGCAAATGTTTTTACGTTAGTTGGTTTACCACCCGGATTACCTGCTGCTCGTTTTCGTTTGACAGCACTCGCCTTTTGTGAGCTTGTCATTCGTGTGGCTTTTGCAAGTGGGACGCATTTCGGATACTTTCGTTTCGATCCTTTGCTCCTCCCGCATGGTTGATATTTTCCGTCTTTCTTCGGTGCTCCTATGTCCACCCATTTGTCCGCTACCCATTGACGTAGTCCTCCCTTTGAGTAGTAAGCTCTCACTACGAATTCTTTCCGTAAGCTCTTCCTTTGCCTTTCATGGCTAACTTACAGCCTCTTCCACCAGATTTATACATAGCTCTTCCACCTTTAGCTAAAGGTATCATTTCTTTTTGTTCTCCAGGTTTTCTTTTTTTCATTTCTGGTGGTTTTGGTTTATCTTTTATAGAAAAAAATTGTCGTTTATCTTTTTGTTTTTTGGGTAAAATATCTTTTTTATCATCTTTAGCTCTATTACTAAGAACACCCTTAACTGGACCAGCAATTTTTCTGCTTGATACAACTGGAAGATTAGTTTCTTTATCTCTCATACCTTTATTGAGAAGATTTAATTTTTCTAATTCTTTTATTTGTTCACCAGTTAAATTGTCAGGATTAGTTCTGTTGGCCATTATACTTGTCCTCCTGTTAAATATTTCATTCTAGTCATATCTATCATTCCACCACCCATAGCTTTTTTTCTTCCGCCTGGTTTGATTTTACCTGAACATACTCCAGATGCATACATGTTAGCGTATGCTGATGGATACACTTTAAATTTTCGCTTCGCTGCGGCTTTACCTTTTGGACACAATTTTGCCATTATGCTCTTCCCCCGCTTTTCATATAACCCATATTGTTTCTAACTTTTCTTGGAAGTTTTGCTAATCCTTTTTGTTTTTTTGGATCTACAGGTTTTAAATTTTTACCTTTTGGTGAAAATGTTTCTTTTATCTTTTCAACATTTGTTTTCTTTTTCATAGTGTCTCCACCAAATCTTCTACCGATTCTGCCACCATCAGCTTTTTTTTCGTATTTCTTAAAAATTTTATCTATTTTTTGAGAACCTTCTTTTTTAAATTTACCTTTTTGAACGGTTGATAAATTAGATCCTTTTTCATCTACGCCTTTAAATAATTTTTGTTTTGCATCAAACTTTTGTTTTAAATTTTTAGCTGGTCTAACTCCACCAATAGTTGCAACTTTACCTTGGTCTTGTGGACCTTTAAATACTTTTGAAAAACCACTAAAAAATAATTTTTTAGCACCTACGAATTTACTACTCATTTTTTTCCTCCGTTTCTAAAAATTTGTGTACCCTTTATACCATAAATACTCGCCACGACAAGGATCCATAAATTTGTGAACCATGACGGGAGCTGCGAGAACATATCGAAGAATAATTTTACTTTGTCCATCGCTGTCGGGTCGTCCGATATGACTGCCCAAGCGAGCACCAACACGGGCAACGACAAAATTATCAAAACTGCCTCGTCTTTCCAATCTGATTGTCTAGCTTCTAGCAATTTTCCCTGGTAAGCTTCGTCACCTCGGGCCATCTTTTCAGCATGCATTAATTGTGCATCTGACATTGCCATTTTCGTTCTCTGCTTGTTAGCATAAATCTTACTTCCAGCAGAAACGGCTAATTTAATTGCCGATAACCACATGATTTAGTACCAAGTAGCTTCTTTTTTCTTTTCAGCTAACATTCTTTTAGTTCCTCTAACTTTTTCCTTGTCTCCTGTAGGAATATAGTTGAAAGCACCATCAGCTGTAGTCTTAGATCTTGGATCTACCTCTACATTCTGTTCTGGAATGTCTATTTGCTTTGATTTTTTATAGTTTATCATAATATTATCTCCTTAACATTAATTATCGTCCATTACAATAGCTGCTTGATCAATTCCTGACTTTGCAAGACTAACTCCAGCTCGTAATTTTGCTAAATCTTCATTCTGATCTAGTTTATCTTCAGCTAAATCTTGCGCTTGCATTAATTTTGCTCTTGCAAGGTCTTCATCAGCCTTATCAGCGTTCTTTTTACGCTCATTTTCCATCGCACGCAAGTCAACTTCACGTGATTTTAGTTTTAAAAGAGGGTCATTGTCAAATTGTGACGTAATTTCTTTCTCTTCCTTCATATATTCTTCTGTCATCTCTGCAATTAAGATAGCTTTTCTTGATTCAACCTGATTTGTTAATGCTTGAAGCTGTGCTTGTACTTGAGGATTCATAGCCGCTTGTTGTTGCATCATCATCATCTGTTGCATTTGCTCTCTAAACTCTAATTGTACCTGTTCTTGTGCCATTAAACTAATATGTTCTAAAATATTTTTTTGTATTGCAGCCATAATCATAGGATTATTTCTAACCATGTTAGTTGACATAAAGTTTAAGTGAGCTGTGATGTGTGCTCTGTGATCTTGACCAGGAAAAGCTTGAAAAGATTTTCCTCCCATTGCATTAATGTGTTCCATACTTGGGTCCATCGGCGCTGTTGGCGCTGGTGGTGGTAGAACTGCATCAACATCTTTAACACCAATCGCATTGTACATGTTTCTATATATTTGATACATATTATGTAATTGTGGATTCGATGTTGCAATTTGTAATTGTGTCTGAGCTAATGTTATTCTTTGAGACATTGAAAAAATATTAGGATCAGCTACAGGAATTACATCTACTCTGTCATCAAAATCTGTTTGTTTTATATTTCTTTGTCCACCTACAACATCGTATGGATATTCTGGTGGTAAATATTGAGCAACCACTTTTGATAATAATTTAAATTCATTTTTCATCGCTGCATAACATCTCTTATGTATTGCAGACATTACTCTTGAACCACGTTCTAATAATGCAATTGTAGTTCCAACTGCAGCACCTTGGTTTCCATCGCCCACTTGCATGTCAGCAATAGCCGCGAATCTTTGACCAGCGTTAACAACGATACCTAATAAATTTAATAATGTTTGAGAAGGTTCCTTGTATGGTAATGGAAAGAATGCATCTCTTAAATTACCACCTGGTGCATCAACATCTTTAAACTCACCTGGTTGAATTGGTGATGCTTCATCTCTAACTCTTACACCTCTTTGTTTAAATCCTGCAGGTAAGTTAGATAGTGTACCCGCATCTAGTAATTGACGGAGAGCAGAAGTTGCAGTTCTGCTCAATCCGCCAATCATGTGAATGAGTCCAAAGCCATAAAATCCTAGTCCTGGCAGAAACTTGAAGTGGACAAAATATTGGATCTTACGTTTCTTTAGATCATCGGGCGCATAGTTTCGTCTTATAGACAAAACTTTCCTATTACCTTCTTCAACAGTTACGAGGTAAGGTAATTTTATTCCAGTCGGTTCTCCATCTGCTCCGACTTCTTCGAAACCTTCTAAATCTAAATTAACGTGACACTCTAACAAAGTATACACTGGTTCGTTCTTACCTGTTTTCTTTGTGCCATCTAGCTCACGTTCTTTTTTTGCAAGTTCATCATTTGAATCTGTACCTGGCGGGCCTAACTCTACATCTCTGTAGAAACCATTAACTTGTTGTTTTCTTAATTCGTTTTCTGAAATTTTTACTTTATGAATAATCGCTTCCGCATCATCTAATGAGGTAGCTGTATACGGAACGATTAATTCATCTGCTGGAACAAACTTAGATACAGCTCGTCCCATATTTACATCATAGTAAACTTTTTTAAATGTTGAACCTGCTAATGGTAAATGAAATAACATAGAATCAAACTCTGCTTCATATTCTTTCATTTGATCCATAATTAAATAATTCATAAAATCCTTAACACGATTTGATTGTTGTTCTGTTCCAGGATTTTTTACACCTATGACTTGTGTTCTTACGGGTCCATCGGCTGGTAATAATTCTTTGTAAGCCTGTGCTTGAAACTGTGTAACTGCTTCTGCAAGAACTGGGTGAGTTGCACCACTAGCTCCTTGGAAAGGTTCAGTTCTGTTTTCATATTTAAATCCTAAAAGATCTAATCCTGATACATAAGACTGCTCCCATTCTTTTCTTGAAGCTTTGTAGTCCATATAATTTTGAGTCATCTCATTACCGATTGGTTCTAAAACATCATCTGGTAAAAGTTCTGCTAAATTATCAAAGTGTGATTCTGTTCCAGGGATATTTACTGCACCTGGTTCGTAGTCTAAAGTTACACCACCGTCTTCTTCTGGGATAACTTCGATTGGTCCTTTTTCTTCTACTGGTTCCTGAACGGCAACTTCTTGTATTTCTTCTTCTGAAGGAATCTCAAGTTTGTTTCTAGTGTTCGGGAGTCCTTTGTCTATTTCTGCCATATATTACTCCTAGTAGTTTCTAACACGGTTTTTAAGGGATAGCAACCCTTGTGGATTAGGTCCTGATTCTGGTGCCACACCTGATGATACACCAGCTAATTTAGCTATACCACCACCTGCAAATAAACCAGGATTTTCATATTGTAAGTTTTCAATGTCTGCTGATGTTATTGGTTTATCGTAAGTAAAACCTCTTTCTTTGTTATACAAAAATAATTCTCTTGGATCCATTTCTTTTAAATATCTAGCTTCTCTTTCACGATCTGATTCTAATGGCTCATATTGAGGAAGACCTATTTTAGATGCAAATGGTATTACTCTACCTTGTAGTATATTTTTAGCTCCCTGTGTTAAAGAATCAAAAGTCTGGTAAAAATTTTCTCCTACGCTACCAGCTGCAGTGTCTACTTGTCTTTTTTGTGTATCAAAAGCTTTTTGTTTTTCTCTTTTTAATTTTTCTAAAGCAGTATCTCGCATATTATAAAAAGGTTTTTCAAATTGTTCTTGTGTAATATTTTCTCTTCCCTCTTTCATTATAAGAGGTGAAGCACCAACAGTATTCATTACATTATCTGAAATATTATTAGCTAATAAAGAATATTTATTTTGTGTTTCTTTTGTATATCTATCAAAATTTTTCTTAAGATCTTCTGCTCTTTTTTCATCTCCTATTTCAAGTAATTGCATGTAATTTTTTTCATAGTTAGCATTATTTTGATTAAAACTTTTTGATAAAAGATTAAGTTGATAAGCAGCGTCAAAAGAACTTGAATCTATGTTCATAGATTCTGCCACCTTTTTTAGTTCTTCCATGTAAGCTTTGTTTTCATAAGCCCCTAGTGTTCCACTTTCTAATGCCCCAGCTGCAGCCTCTTTTTCAGATTGTCCTTTTGACATTCTGTTTCTTTTATCAAGTTGATAAAATAAAACCTCTGGTAATATAAAACCACCAGCACCACTAATTAATTTTCTAGCACCTGGACTTAATCTTTTAAACATTGAAGGCACATCTAAAGCTCCAAATGTTGGAGCTTCAGAAACTAGTTTTCTTATTTCACTTCTTTTTATATCTCGAAGTGGAATACCTATTTTTTTTTGACCTATAGATTTTTTATAATCTGAACTAATTCTTTCTATATCAAACACTTGATTACCTTTAGCATCAAACTCTCCTAATACTGGTGTAATTTTATTAAAACCAATTAATCCCTCATACTTTTTTGGTAATTTTTTTTTAGCTTTTTTAACAATGTCAGCTAGTTCTTTATTTATTTCGTCCATTCTTTTTAAAGAACCCTCTTTAGAAAAATCTAAAGCATACGCCTCATTAACCAATGCATTCATTGGTTTGTCAAATTCTGATAAATTTGAATTCATTTTATTACTAATGATTGCTATGTCGCTATCTGTTACATCTGCTTTCCCTGCAAGAGGTAGCATATGATGCGCTGTATATCCTTTTGGTGCACCAAAATCGATTATTCTACCTTGTAGATCTTTTTCAAACTGTCTTCTAATGTCTTTAGAAAGATAATCTTTTTTAGGGTCACGTGGTTTAATATTTTTAGGGTTTGCCTTTCTAAAATCATCTCTAATTTTTTTGGCTTTATCTAACGAAGTTATTTCTTGAAACTCTTTTCCTTTCGTAAGAGTTTTTTGCACACTATTCACATTTTTTCTTATACGAACATGATATCGTTTAAATTTTTCTCCAGTTTGTTTATCTTGATACTCTGTGTAAGTTATATTTTTCTCACCTGGAACATATTTAAATTTAGGCGAATCACTAATTGGTTTATTCTTTTCTTTAGCATTTTCTATACGAGTTAAATTTATATAATCTAAATCAACTCTTTCACCTTTGTTAAAAGGTATACGTCCACCACCTGCTTTTTCTGTTCTTGGATTATCTCTACTAAATCTATTTATAGCTTCTATCTCTTCAACGTTTTGTGTTTTTGGTGGGATAGGTGCTTTGCTTGCAGGAAAGACATCAGGAAGATCTGGCTTAGTTTTCTTTGCCCGAGTCAGATACTTCATCATCTGTGCGTATTTTAACGGGTTCATTATTCCCCTAACATTCTAGCGATGCCGCCTGATGCGTAGTCATAACCTTTTGTATCAATATCTGGACCACGATCTGCTGCATACTCTGCAGGCTTTTTTTCTGCAAATTTAACCATGTCTTTTCTTTTTTTAGACTCTACAATTTGTTTCATTGTGGGTCCTTCACCAGTGGCATAACTCTTGATCTTACCTAGATCAGATGTAAGATCTTTCATTTTGTCTACAGTATTTTCTGTAAACTCTGTTGTATAATCATCAGGACCATCCATATAATTTCTCATGTCATTTTCTGTAAATGAAAACTCATCGGGAGGTGTGCCTTTTGTAGTTTCATCAGCCTGACCTTTTTTAAACATCATTTGAACTTTTGTATCTGTTTCAAGACCAGCTCCCTCTCCCATGACATTTCTTATCGGATCATCCACATCAACCATAATAGAACCATCATTTAGATCTTGTGTTACCATGACACTCGTCTCGTCATCTATTTTTTTCATGTGAACAATTTCTCGTTCTTTAGTTGCAAATTTTTTAGTGACATCATCACCTTCAAGAATAACTTTGTTAACCAAAGCATCAAACCATTCTGGTTTACCAGGTACATCTCCTGTTTTAATTATTGGAACTTTATTTACAGTCTTTCCTGCTTTTGCTAATTTAAAAAATTTACCAACAATAGGTATTGCTGCAAGGCCACCCATTATTTTTAAAAAATTTCTTCGACCCATATCTGGTCCATCTTTGTAACCGATACGTCCACCATCTGCTCGCATTTCTTGTCTGTTTAACATTTGAATAAGTTCATCAGCGCTTTCATTACCTTTTAATTTTTTACCTAAAAATAATTCTGCTGCTTTGTAATTTATTTGATTACGTGGTCCTTTAATTGTTTTGATTAATTCTGCTGCTCTTAGTCCTGCAGGCATATCTGCAAAGTCTTTGTACATGCCATAACCACCACGACCACTCGTGTCTCTAGTTCTAATAAATTTTTCAAGATCTTTCTTTTGTAAATTTTCTAAAAACTCTAAACTAATCGGACCTTCTCTAAATCTTTTTTCATCAAACACTTTAGGCTTTCTTGGTTTAATCATGTTTTGAAAAAATTCCATAATTCCTTTACCTGAACCTCCTTTAAACCCTGCACGTCCACCTTGTGCAAATTTATCTGAGTCGTCTAATCCGTCAAGTGCTTCACCGTAAAGATCCATCTGTTGTTTTTGATCTAAATCATAAAAGTCTTTATTAAATTTTTTTTCTGCTAAATCCTCTGCAACCATTTGTGCATTATATTTTCTATCTCCTTTTACAAATGTTGGTGACATATTATCGATTGCTTCTGAAATTAATTTTCTATTTTTTATTCTTTGAACAGCTTCTTTGTTATTTTTTTCCATACCAGCTAATACTTCTGCTTCTCGTTCTTTAAGACTTTTAGGTCCTTTTTCAGTTGTCTTAACTAAATCAGAAAACGGATTATCAGTTTTCATTAATTCATCTTTTACCATATTAGTCATAGTTTCTTCTCGAGATGCAAATGGTGCTGCAATATCATCAGGACCACCCCTGCTTCCTAGTGGTGGTAGATCAGCTTCAACTGCTTTACCACCCATAATTCTAGATCCTTTTGGTATCTCTTTACCTTCCATGTCAAATACTTTTGCTTCTGGTGTGGATCTAATTCCTTGTTGAACAGCTGGTTTAGATTCTATTGTAATAACAGCATTTTCTACTTGATCAGAAGTTCTTAATGCATTTGGATCGATACCATTTTCCATTAATCGTTGTGCTGTAATCTGTGTGTTAATTTCTATTAATTCTTTTTTAGGTAAAGTCTGAACAACTCCAGTCTGTCCTTTCGACTTTAACATTGTTTTTATGACCCATTGTCTAATAGCTGTAAGCATTATTTTATATCCTTATATTCTTTTGGCATTGTTGTGTCTTTTGCAAAATCTCTTAAAGCTTCTCTTTTAACTCTTGCATCTATTTCAATAAAACTTTTACCTGGTTTGCCTTTACGCGTTCTTGCAGCGCTTTCAACGATGTCTGATTTTCTATATCCTCCAACGCTTGAACCTCTATTTGCTATTTTTTTCTTTAATTCTCTATTTAAAATATTTATAGTGTTTGGACCTGGAAAAGTTGGTTTAGTAACAAACGCTTTTTTCATTTTAGACTTCATGACTGCGCCCATACCTTTTGTAATTATACCCATATCAATAATAATTCCTTTTACGTTGATCGACTTTTTCGTCGATATAATCTTCAGGGTGTCCGATCAGACCGCCCTGTCTGAATCGCATGATTGCTTGTGTGGTTGAGTCCACAAGATCGTCATGATCACCATAAGGAAACGCAGCGCATTCTTCAATGACGTCATCTGCAAATTTCTGCTCAGGTGCCCATATCATACCAGATTCGAACAAAGGTGCAACCGCATTTACACGTGCATGCTTATCATTTCCTTTTGACGGATTAAAGTTGACAACGGGTATATCCATCTGTCTAAGTTCGTATGTAAGAGGTAAACCAGATGCTTTGGCTTCAATGATCACTGTTTCAGGCATCCAATACTTATATTGATCCAATGCTAAACGCCTTAGTTCTGGAAACTCATACCTACCTTTTATTGCATCAAGAAGTATTAAATTAGCACCTGAGTCTTCGTCAGGATAAAATACTCCCCATGTGGTAATAGCAGAATAGTCCGCTGTCTCCTTTTTTAAAAATGCTGTATCATAAGATTGTATAACATGATCTAATTGTGGAATATGTTCTAATTTATAAGTTCGCCACCATTCACGTTTAAGTATTGCTCCTTCTTCTGCTGTTGGATTCTGCATCCACTGTGCATTCCATTTGCCCGTGGGCAGTGTTGCTTGAACCTTCTCTAACTCGTCTAACTTCCAATACTCTGGCCAAACTGGCTTTGCTTTCTTTGATCCGTGGTCCATGATTGCTGGAAACTCGACCACGTGCCACTGATCAGCTTTCGCTTCTTTTTGATTCTGTATAAGTTTTCCTGTCAAATCTTTGTTTGACCATCTAGTCATAACTAAAATAATTTTACCACCTGGTTGTAAACGCTGACGAGGACCTGACGTGTACCACTCGTAAGCTGATTCAAGAGCCGTTGGGCTTAGTGCATCTTGCTCGGAATGTGGGTCGTCAATGATTAAAAGATCGGCACCCCGTCCGGTGATGGCACCGCCGACACCTGCTGCGAAGTATTCACCACCTTGTGCCGTTTCCCACCTACCAGCGGCTTTACTATCTTCTTGTAGAGTTGTTTTAAAAATTTTAGAATAATCTTCCGAGTCGATTAGGTTCTTTGCTTTACGTCCGAATCTTACTGCGAGTTCACCTGTGTGCGTTGCTTGAATGATCTTGAGTTTTGGCTCACGGCCCACCATCCATGCTGGTAGCAAGAAAGATGCGAACTCTGACTTCGTGTGCCTTGGCGGCATGTTTACAATTAGTCTAGTAATTTCTCCTGTTGCAAGTTTATTAAATTTATCTGCTATGTGTCTATGGTGGGAGCCTTCAATAAAATCGGGCCACATACATTTGACAAAGGAAAGAAAATCATCTTTAGCTTTGTTCTGTATTTTTTTTTCAGCGTGCATGACTTGCAGCTGTTTAAATCTTCTACGTACGTCTGCAGGTAGTTTACTTATATCTATATTATTCAATTCCATAAAAATTTTTTAAAAAATTTTTTGCACTATGTTTAAAGTGTTCAACATGTTTTTACCAGCTAAAGCTGTGTAAATCAAGCTTTACAACCTAGAGTAGTGGGACCCCTTTTACACAAAAGGGGGGATAGGGTCGAAGCGATTAGCGATGTTTGGGATTGGTTCGGGACCCCTCGGCGCGTTAGCGCCGAGGGTATTACGTTTATTATTAATCTAGTAAGACCATATAAGCCTTGGCATTGTGTTCTCTAAACCAATTAAGATGCTCTCGCATTATATCCCAATGTTTAGACGCGCCGTGACCCTTGGTCTTGTCATCTAGTGTTGCCATTACTTCAGCAAGAAAAATACAATCATGTCTTCTTGCTTCTTCTTTAGTTAGCATAATAGACTCACCTGTGAATCTATTCTTTCGCTCTTCTGTTTTATTGTTTGTATTTGTATTTGTCATATAGGATTATCCTAGTCTAGTTCGGTCCTGTTGTCAACCCTTTCAATTTGACTAGTTGTATAAGTTCCACCATTCCACGAGTCGTGAGTCGTGGTTGTTTTCTCATAACCCCCACTCTCTCGCCTGTGTCTAATAAACTCAATCGGTCTACCTTGTTCAATGTTTTCCATATTAACATTTAACCATTCACTCTCACAACCTTGACTGCAAAAGTATTTGGCTCTTGTGTGGTATTCGTTAGAGTTATCTCTAGTCCATAATGCGTATCTTCCACGAACAACACCTCTAGATTTTAGAAACCTGTCCTGTGTAGTTCTAGTATGGCAAGTTGGTCCTTGGCAAAAATGTTTGTTAGGCATTATCTGGTAACCCCCCAAACATTGACATCACACCTGCAAAAGAAATTAATATTCCTATTACATAATGTTCGCCATGCATAAAAGTTATTACACCTAACATTGCCAATACAAAGCCTGTTAGTACCATTAGTAGTCTTGCTATTAATTCGCCATTCATTAGTGCCTCACTTTCCAAGATGTCGTGGCAGTTCTATATCCATGACTATCTAAATCGTAATAAACATAATATGGTACACCTTGTTTAGATGTTCCATACCTAGATTTTTCGTCATGCTTACCTTGTCTTGTTATGTGCTTCTTATGTTTAGAAGCCCAATAAGTTATGTAAAATGTTTTAGTCATATATCCTTTCTAATTAATAACCTATCCTACAATAAGTAGGATAGGTTTGTCAAGTCTAATTTAGACTTTCTTCATATTGTTTTCTAGCCAATATTTTAGCCTCTCTTGACTGATGTTTATTTTTCATGCCTTTAATCATACTAGCCAAATTACTTGGATTGTAGATTGTTAGACCTGTTGAGTTAGTTCTAATTAGTTCTGCCTCATCAACTTGTATTCCAAGTTCTGTTGCAAGTTCAATACCCTCACTCAAATAACGATATGCTTTCAATCCAATTTTTAATTGATCGCATTGTTTTTGAATTGTATCAATCCAAGTTTGATGTTTGGAAACTAGATTGCCTTTTGCAATTCTAAAGTTTTCAAACTCGGTGTACTCATCTTTAGTACAAGCGATTGCTCTTGA